CAAGTACAGCTAACCTATCTAATGCTGCACAAAGAGAAGTTATTAGAGCTTTAAAAGATAGAGACTTTTCTAAAATGAAAGATATAACAGCAGTTAGTATCCGTAAAGAACCTGCTAGAAGAGAAAGATTTTTATACCACGATCAATTTGAAAACGGCGAAAACTATATAGTTTACTATAGTAATAAACTAGACTCTTTAGTTCGTATAAATGAATTAGAAATGATTAAAGGTTTTAACAATGCTCCTGCTACATTCCAACAAGTAATTCTAGATGAGTCATCTGACTCTTTCAGTACTGTAAGACAAACAACTACAGAAAAAGTAGGTTTAAACCTAGAAGAAGATTTAATTAATTTATTAGAAAGAAAAAAATATAACGTTGACATGGGTAGAGCTAATAGCTCAGAGGTATATACAAGTCCAGTTACAGGAGTAGAGTATGCTACATATCAACATTATTTATTTGATGGCACCAACGAATTAGATGCTAGAGTACAAGGAGAAGGACATCATTCTATTATAAGTATTGATGTTGTAAAGAAAGGGCAAAGTATGTACAATAACCCAATGGTAAGTTTTGAAAAAGGTGCTGTTGTAAAGACTACTGCACAAGAAGTAGCAAATAGTAGTAGTTTTAATGCTAAGAGTGAAAATGATAATAATAATGATATTGTAGTAAGTCAAAACTTACAAGATAAATTTCCAAAGAAATGTTAACATATGAGTTGTAGAATAGAAAACGGTAGAGCTATATTACCTAACGGTAAAGAGTCAAAACTTTTAGAAAAACTAAGAGAAGTAGCTAACAGTAACTTTAAAGCTGAAGCTATATATGAAAGTATATATAATAGTGAAGGAGAGTTTAAAAAGTTTTATGGAAATTTTGAAGAAGAAGGTCAGGTAGATCCTCTTTTCTTAGATGAAAACGGAGAGCCAATACTATATGTAGATAACGGAGTATATGGATTTTTTAAAGATGGGTATGATACTAGTGAGTTTTATGCTATTGGTACATTTGATAAAGAAAAATCAAAAGTTTTAGACTTACTACAAAACACAGAAGAAGAAAATAGAATTTACCAAAAAGAACTTGTTAATACTTTAATGTTTTTTATAAATGATGTTAGAGTAAAACTTAAAGATGCAGGTTTAAAATTTACACCTGATGTAGCAAACCAGTTATTTAATCTAGATACAGACTTAGCTAAAAGTAATACTGTTTCTTTAAAAGATAAACTATTACTAGGAGCTTTTAAAAATCTTAGTGATCAAAATCAAGAAGACATTGATCTTGCAAAAGAGCTTGTTAAAACTATGCAAGACCAAGGCGTGCAAGCAATGATTAATAAAGCAAACGAAAAAAATGTAACTCTTAATAAAGATACCTGGGAAACGTTTATGGTAGGATACTTACAGTGGGAATCTAAAACTGATAAGTTAGGTAATATTAAAAGTGTAGGACTTAGACAATTAGTTAAAGATAGTTTATCAGAGTATAACTTAACGTTAAAAGATGGGCCAGCAGATGAAATTATAAGTGAAGAAGAAGACGAAGTTCTAAGAATATATGAGCAATCTAGATTAGAAGATAATCCTAGAGATAAACTTTCTGCAAAAGCCAAAGCTATTTTAAGTAATATTATATCTGGTGTAAATATATTTGGGTATCCAAGAGTATTACCTATAGATGCTGTGTACTCTACAGTACAAAAAGCTACAGTTAATCAAAATGATTATAAAGGCATGTTGAGGAAATTAGAAACAATGGTGCGTTATAGTCCTGAACAACAAGCAATACTTGATAGGTT